AAAAAAGATTGTTAAGAAGTAAGGATACCTGAGATAATGGCTTTGTATCTCAAAGAAAACCTAACGTTCGACCGCGCACAAATGGTGGTTGAAAGTGAAGGTGAAGGTAGTAAGAAGAACCTCTATATGAAGGGGATCTTCATTCAGGGTGGGGTCAGAAACGCCAATGAGCGAGTCTACCCCGTAACTGAAATTGAAAATGCCGTACAAACTTTGAATCAGCAAATATCAGAAGGTCTATCCGTACTAGGTGAAGTAGATCACCCAGATGATTTAAAAATTAATTTGGATCGTGTATCACATATGATTACTAATATGTGGATGGATGGTGCAAATGGATTCGGTAAGTTAAAAATTCTACCAACACCAATGGGTCAATTAGTTGCTACTATGTTAGACAGTGGTGTTAAGTTAGGAGTTTCTAGCAGAGGCAGCGGTAACGTTGACGATGCATCAGGAAAGGTTAGTGACTTTGAAATAGTCACTGTGGATATTGTCGCACAGCCTAGTGCGCCTAATGCATATCCTAAAGCAATATACGAGGGATTAATGAACATGCGTCATGGTCATCGTGTATTGGATATTGCAAAAGATGCACAAAACGACAGTAAAGTACAGAGATACTTGAGAGAGGAAGTAACACGCCTTATCAAGGACCTCAAGATTAAATAAGGGAACCGATATGCTAGACGCAATCAAACCATTACTTGAATCTGGACTAATCAATGAAGAAACATCTCAAGCTCTAAATGAAGCATGGGAATCAAAATTGAATGAAGCTAGAGAATAAGTCCGTGCTGAATTACGAGAAGAATTCGCACAACGTTATGAACATGACAAAGAGATAATGGTTGAAGCCCTAGACAAAATGGTCACAGAAAGCCTAGCGTCTGAGATTGAAGAATTCAATCAAGAACGTCAAGCAATGCATGAAGACCGCATTCAAGCGAAACAAAAGCTAAGTGAAAACGCAGCTAAATTTAACAAATTCATGGTTGAAAAACTAAGTGAAGAAATTAAAGAGTTACGCTCTGAGCGCCAAATTCAAAAAGAAAGCCAGCAAAAACTTGAGCAATTCGTTGTTACAGCGTTAGCACGTGAAATCAAAGAATTCGCACAAGACAAGCAGGCTGTCGTTGAAGCTAAGGTCAAATTGGTTGCTGAAGGTCGTAAACAACTTGAAGCATTGAAAGCAAAATTTGTTGCTGAAAGTGCTAAGAGATTGAACGAATCTGTAACTAAACATCTAAAGGGTGAAATGGCTCAATTGAAAGAAGATATTAAGACTGCACGTGAAAACGATTTTGGTCGCCGTATTTTCGAATCTTTCGCAAGCGAATATTCTGCAACTTATCTAAATGATAAAGCAGAAGCACGTAAGTTAATGCAACAATTAACTCAGAAAGACCAACAATTAGCTGAATCCATTAAAACAATCAGCAACGCTAAGAAGTTGATTGAAAGTAAAGAACGTGAAGTTCGAATTATCAAAGAATCTAATGAGCGTAATAAGGTCATGGGAGAATTGCTTTCTACTCTAAATGAGGAAAAAGCAAAGGTAATGAAGGACTTACTAGAAAGCGTACAAACACCTCGTCTACAGGCCGCTTTCGATAAGTATCTACCAGCAGTACTTAATAACATTACAGAGAAAAAAGAGCCTAAAAAGCAAATGATCTCTGAAAGTGTGAAAGAGGTTACTGGGGATAAAACTGCCGTGAAACAAAAGATTGAAGTTGAGGATGGTGATAAACTAATCGACTTTAAGCGTTTGGCAGGGCTTTAAAATTAAAGACATATAATTTAGGAGAAAATAAACATGTCACAAGTTCTATTAGAAAGCCGTTGGGACGAGACCAAAGAAGCCCTACTTGAAGGTCTTAAAGGTACTCGCCGCTCAACAATGCAAGTTATTCTTGAGAATACTCGCAAAGCACTATTGAAGGAATCTTCAGCAGGTACAACTACTGCAGGTAATATCGCAACTCTAAACCGCGTTATTCTTCCAGTTATCCGTCGTGTAATGCCAACAGTTATCGCTAACGAGTTGGTAGGTGTTCAGCCAATGACAGGTCCAGTTGGTCAGATTCATACATTGCGTGTTCGTTATGCTAACACATTGACTGACACAAGCAATGCATCAACTAGCGTAACAGCTGGTGAAGAAGCATTGAGCCCATTCAAAATTGCTCAAGCATATTCTACAACTACTTTGGGTGCAGGTTCAACCAGTACTTACACTGGCGCAGCAACAGCAGCACTTGAAGGTAATGGTGGTAATCAAATTTCTGTACAAATCTTGCGTCAAGCAGTTGAAGCTAAGTCACGTAAGTTACAAGCACGTTGGACATTTGAGGCAGCACAAGATGCACAGTCTCAACATGGTATCGACGTTGAAGCAGAAATCATGGC